TACTGATACCAGATATTTAAAGCGGTTGCCGAAGGAAGAAAAAATGTAACCGCTAACAAGGGATTGGCTCTTTTTCGCGTGATCCATCATCCCCAAAAAAAGTGCCCACACTGGCTTGACTCAGACCAAGAACATAAAAGGCTTGACACATAAACAACAACATACCTACGATAGTTTTCAAAGGAAGGTGCAGCTGATCAATCAGGCCGTATCAATCATCCTCGATCCCGAGGTGCGAAGAGTAATCGATTATCGGTTTCTGAAAGGGCAGCGGCACAAGGACACGATCATTCACTTCCGATCCATCATGAGCGACCGAACGGTGGACCGTCGGATTCAGGACGGCATCGAATCGGTCGCGAACACGCTCAAGCTGATCAGCGAATAAAAAATGACGGCATTTCGGCGGCAACACGGCGGCGGAGTGTCGGAAGAATAAGGGTACAGTGGACTCACATGGGGCGAATGCCCGGGTGATGTCTACTGTACCCTTATCACATTTGTAGGCACTCGGCTACGCGGTGGGCTATGGCAGAAATGTCGGCCTTAGGCGCAAGTCGCCAAGCGTGTAGTGTGAGGGGGGGTTAGATGCCCCAGGCAAGGGACTTGTCCCTTGCTCAGCGATTTCCAACCGAATTTGGAAGTTGCTGAGGAAAGGATGAGAGGCTATGCGTTTGAAAAGTTTGCTTGTCGATCGCAGACCGCCTGAACAGCCCGCGAAATGCAGAGGGTGTATTTGGGGACGGTGGGAAGGGACCAAACAGTTCTGTTCGAAGGTGAGGTGCGTAAAGAATGAAATGGCTGCTCCGACTGATCCGAAAGCTGGCGCCATTCGCTGAGCCTTCGCCGCGCAACCGCAGGGAACGACGCCACGGCGTCGGATATTAGCGAAAGGGGAACGCGAAGAAGCGGAGCCCCTTTTACTTTTGGTGAAGGGGGTCATGTTGCATGAATGCGGTCCAACCGATTCGCGATCCAGCGATGATAGAAGAAATCAAAGGGTATTTACGACGAAAGCGAGAGCGCGACTGGTTCTTGTTCGTCTTGGGAATCAATATCGGGCTCCGCATCACGGACATGCTCGGGCTCAAGGTTCGAGACGTCAGAGGGAAGTCCCAGATCAGAATCAAGGAGAGGAAGACCGGGAAAACCAAACTGATCGAGATCAACCCGAAGCTCAAGCGCGCGATCCAGGAATACATTCGGGACAAATCAGATGACGAGTATTTATTCCCCAGTCGCCAACGGGATCGCCATGGCAGGCCGAAGCCGATCACGCGGGAGATGGCCTATCGCATATTGAAGGAGGCGGCCAGCCGGTACAATCTCGATCACATCGGCTGTCACACCTTGCGCAAGACGTTCGGATACCACTTCTATCTGAAGGAAAAGAACGTCGCCATGTTGATGGAAATCTTCAACCACAGCCACGAATCCATTACGCTCAGGTACATCGGCATCAACCAGGACGAGATCCGCAAGGCAATGAATCGGTTCGGATTGTAGTCACATTCACATATTGCGCGGATGTGAAACTCGTTGCGCCAACCAACCGGGAAACCATGCGGCTCTAAGGCTTCTGCGAGGTTCGCGAGCTCAACAGAATATAAGATATGTGAAACTCAGACACCACACACGGCCCATCGCGGCCGTTTTTTGATGCTCAAAAACCCGAAAACCCGCGCCAGTATTGGGATTTCGGGCTCCGGGGGTCCGCGGGTCCTTCCGGAGGGGGTGGGGGGAGCGCGGGTACTGGCGACCCCGAAAATCCACCGAGTATAAAAATTTTTGCACAGTAGGCATTGTGCATTTTGGAGGGGGTATCGTGAGCGAAAAAATCAAGACGAAAATCGTCGACGACGCCTTATGTATCAACACTTTTGGGCTATGCGAAGTGCTCAATGTACACCGCAATACACTTGCACAGTGGGTCAAGGCTGGTATGCCAAAACGGTCGAATGGTTGGTTTGTGCTTCGGGATGCAATTACCTGGGTGATGGAAAACCGGGGAGTGAAGCGGAAGCCGAGCGAATCCGAAGAAGGGATGACCCTGGCGCAGCAGAAGCTGTACTACGAGGCCGAGCTGAAGAAACAGCAGGCAGAGTCCGCAGAACTCAAAAATGCCATCTCCAGAGGCGAGTACATTCGCCGGGAGGAGGTCGTCAGCGAGCTGCAACGTTTCCTTGTGGCTCTCCGGCGGTCTATGCAGGGCTACAGCCGCAAAGTCGCGATGGAGATCGCCCCGTATGTGGAGCCGGACAAAGTACGCGTGATCGAGCAGCAGATTGCCGACACCACGAACGACGTGCTGCTCCAGTTGTCGGTCCGGGGTGTGTACGATGCCAAAAAATCATGAATGGCCGCCTTGGATTGAGGAAGCCCTGCAAGTATTGAGACCGCCCGAAAAAATGACGGTTTCAGAGTGGGCGAACAAGTTTCGCGTACTCGATTCCCGTACATCTGCTGAGCCTGGCCCGTGGTCGACGGAGCGGACGCCATATCTGCGCGGTATCATGGATGCCTTCATCGATCCAAGGATTGAAGAGATTATTTTTGTAAAGCCGACGCAAGTCGGCGGCACGGAGGCGATCAACAACATGCTCGGGTACGCAATTGCGCAGGATCCGAGCCCGGCGCTGATCGTCTATCCGACGCTGGATCTGGCTGAATTCACCTCGAAAAACCGGATGCAGCCAATGGTCCAGCTCAGCCCTGCACTCGCTGAACGGTATCAGGACGAGGAATCGAAAGTTCTGGAGCTGCAATTCGACGGCATGTATGTGGTTATCGCTGGAGCGAACAGCCCGGCTTCGCTGGCAAGCCGGCCGATTCGATATCTGTTCATGGATGAGGTCGATAAATATCCTCGAAGTGCAGGCAAAGAAGCGGATCCGCGGGCACTGGCTCGGGAACGGACGAAGACGTTCACCTACAACAAGAAGATCGTTCAAACCTCCACGCCGACATACAAGTTCGGCCCGATCTGGCAGGCCTACGAAGGGGCAGACGTAAAGCTCAGGTATTACGTTCCGTGCCCGCATTGCGGCACCTTTCAGGTGTTCAAGTTCAAGCAGATCAAATTTGACCGGTCGCTACCGCGGGATGAAATTCGGAGTACCGCACATTACGAGTGCGAACGGTGCCGCCAGGCGATCCGTGACGCTCAGAAGCCGGGGATGCTGCGCTCCGGCGAATGGCGAACGGACGACGGCCGCGCGGATGTGCGCGGGAACAAAACGGCGTTCTGGCTCAATGCGATCTACAGCCCGTGGGTGCGCTTCGGAGATATGGCATACGAGTTTCTGATCTCGAAGAACACGCCGGAGGAGCTCATGAACTTTGTCAACTCCTGGCTTGCCGAGCCGTGGGAGCAAACCCAGGTTAAGCTGAACAGCGAGAAAGTTCGTGAGCGGACCAGCGGATATGATGAGGGCGTCGTGCCGGATGGCACAATCTTGCTGACGGCTGGCGTGGACGTGCAGCAGGACCGGTTTTACTTCACGATTCGCGCATGGGGCGAGCGCATGACAAGCTGGAACGTGCGCCACGGTGTGGCTGAGACGTGGGCGGAAATCGAAGAGATCATGAACACGCCGTACTATTCGAAAGACGGAGCCGAATACTTCGTGAACCTATGCGCCGTGGACTCCGGGTACAATGCGGACGAGACATACGATTTCTGTGCGCAAAACAGTGAATGGGCCGTTGCCGTCAAAGGCTCCAGCAATGAGATCCCCAACAAGTACCGGCTCACGCATATCGACCGCACGGACAAAGGCAAGGCCAGCATTTCGCTGTACCTCGTATATGGTGCGTATTACAAAGATTTCATCACAAACCGGATTGCGCGCAAGCCGGACGAGCCAGGCGGCTGGTATGTCCATAACGACTGTGACCATGATTATGCTGAGCAAATCACAGCCGAAGAAAAGGTGAAGGTGAAGCGCGGCAGCCGCGAAGTCGAAGTGTGGCAACTGAAATCCGCGCACGCAGACAACCACTACCTCGATGCTGAAGTGTACGCTGCGTTCGCGGCCGATCGGCTCGGGATACGATATATGCGCTACGAAGCGGTTAAATCGCCTGCGCAGAAAATTGAAGCGGCCGGGCCGAAGCCGAAGATGAACTCATGGATCGAGGGGAGGTCGTGGTTGTGACGAACGAAGAGCGTTTGGAGAAACTCAGGGCGCAGCTCGCCGAGGTGGAGAAGGCCATTCAGGCGGTCTACGAAGGCGCCCAGGAATATCGAATTGGCAGCCGGACCATCCGGCGCGCGGATCTCGGTACGCTCTATCAGGAGAGAGACCGCCTGGAACGTGAGATTCAGGTTCTGGAACAGGGCGGAGTCTTCAGATTCGCCTATTTCGAAGGGAGGTGAACCTGTGAACTGGATTGACCGCGTCATTGCGTCCATCAGCCCCAGATGGGCATACAAACGCATGGCCTGGCGCTCGGGCATGGATCTGTTCGATTCCGGCGGCCGCGGTCGGCTGAACGCGAATTGGAACCCGGCGCAGAAATACGATCAATTCCGGATGGCGCGTGAGCGCGCCGTCATTCGTGCCAGAGCCCAGGACATGGAGCGGAATAGCGATCTGGCCGCCGCCGTGCTATCGGCCTTCGATCGGAACGTGGTCGGAAGCGGGCTCGTCCTGCAGGCAAAGATCGGGCAGGATGTGGCTGGAAACGAAAATGACGAGCTGAACGCCAAGATCGAGAAGATGTGGCGTGAATGGTCGAAGGCCGAGAATTGCGACATTACAGGCACGCAGTCGCTGGAAGAGATCGAGTCCATGCTAATCCGCCGTTATATCGTAGACGGAGGCTTTTTTGTGGTCAAGGTGTATGTGAAGGACCGGCGATTTCCTTTTAAGCTGCAGATCCGGTCCGTCGATGAGCTTGCGACGAATCTTCCGGCGTACCACGATCGGCGCGTCATCGAAGGTGTGGAGCTGGACCAATACAATCGCCCTGTCGCATACCACTTCAAGAAGATCGACGCTTCGGGACTTTCGGAGTTCTCGAATGAGACCGTACGCATCGAAGCCCGGGACGTCATTTATATTTTCAAAAAGACGCATCCGCAGCAGATCCGGGAAGTGTCACTGTTGGCGACGGCGCTGAACCGTATCAAGGACGCCAACCAATTTATCGAGGCGGTTGGCATCAAGGAGCGGGTGCTGGCGTGCATGGCCGTCTTCATCAAGAAGAGGGAACCAACATCACCCGGCCGCGGGCTAGGACCTTCGGGACAGAACATCAGCTACGATGGCATGACGCTATCGCCGGGTATGATCGGGGAATTGAACCCCGGTGATGAGGTGCAGACAGTCATTCCTTCCGGACAGGCGAGCAACACAAAGGATTTTCTCGCGACCCTCGTCCGACTGATTGCCGCGGGGCTCGGCCTCAGCTATGAGGCGGTATCGCGCGACTTGTCTCAGGTGACGTACTCTTCGGCGCGGCAGGGGCTAATTGAGGACCGAAAGGTGTTTCGCAAAATGCAGCGCATGCTGGCCGATCGGGTGCTGACGCCGATCTATCTGGAATTTCTGGACGCGATGCACCTGACGGGTCAGCTCAATATCCCTGATTATCTGAAAAACAAAGAGCGTTACACTGCACACGTTTGGATACCTCCGGGAAGTTCGTGGATTG